CCTCGCTAACGACCTGAGCAAGGCCCGCTTCGACGTCGTGCCGGACGTGGGGCCGTCGTCGGTCAGCCGCAAGGCTGCGCTGGTGCAGCAGCTGACGGGCATCCTGCAGATGACACAGGACCCCGAGACGCAAACCGTGCTGATCGCCATGATCCTCATGAACCTGGAGGGTGAAGGCATGTCCGACATCCGCGCGTACTACCGCAACAAGCTGGTGCGCATGGGCGTCATCGCTCCGACGGATGAGGAAAAGCAGGAACTGGCCGCCGAGCAGGCGAACCAGCAGCCAGATCCGAACACGCAGTTCCTGCAGGCGTCTGCCGCGAAGGCTATGGCCGACGCCCAGCAGTCGCAGGCGCGGACCGCACTCACGGCCGCCCAGGTCGACAAGACGCGCGCAGACACGGTCGTTGCACTGGCCGGCATCGCACAGGACCGCGCCGACCACGCGCTGGCTGTGGCGCAGCACCTCGGCGACCAGACGCTGGCGCACGGGCAGATGGCCCTGGATGCGGCGCAGCTCGCCCAGCAGCAGGCGGCGCCCTCGGCACCCACGGATGGCGCGCAATGAGCCGCCGCCCGGTAAAGCGCCCGCGCGAGCGTCGCGACAAGCCCGAGAAGCGGCAGCGCATCCCGTTGCGCGCTACCCGTGCGCGAGCGCACTACATCAAGCCGGACCCTGACCTGCCCTACCATGTGAAGGTGTACGTGTCGCCCACCCGCCTGCATATGCGCACCACTATTCGCTACATCGAAGGTTCCTGGAAGGCCTGTGATCGCACCATGGGCATGGTGTGCAGCACGAGCGGCAAGGCCGGCGGCCGGCAACTCGTCGCGCGCATGTTCCTGAACGTGGCCGACCTGCGCAGAAAAGGGATTGAGGTCATTACGCACGAGTGCACGCATGCCGGCATGGCATGGGCCCGCCTGCGCCGCACGAACTTGGGGCACATGCCAGGCGAGGAGGTGCTGTGCTACGCGGTCGGCAGGATGGCTCAGCAGGTGAACCAGATCGGCCAGATGCACCGGATCTGGGAATAGAAGCAACCTTTCCTGCAACGCTCATGCAACGCAGAAATAAATTCCATCAATCACTGTTGCAACAGGAATAGTTTCCGCCTATCATTTTGCCCATTGGCATCCGCCGGGCCTATCGGCGAGCAACGAGGGGAAACCAATGCACAAAAGCTGGATGTGGAAACAGCGTTCGTTCCGTGAGCAGTTCCAGGGTGACGAAGGCAGCGGCGGCACCGGTGGCGTCGCCGAAGCCCAGCAGCAAGACGGCGAGCAGGCGCAGGACGACGGGCAGCAGACCGAGGGTGAGACGCCCGAGGAAACCCCGCCGGCTGGCGAAGGTGCGACCGAGAATGCAGGTGAAGACGACGGCGTCGTCATCACCATCGGCGACGAAGCCCCCCAGGTCGCGAACGAAGACGAGATCGAGGGAAAGCCGGCGCCGCAGTGGGTCAAGGAACTGCGCAAGCAGGCGCGCGAGCTGGCCCGCGAGAACCGCGAGCTGAAGCAGGCGCAGCAGGCTGCCCAGCAAGCCGCTCAGCCGCAGCCGATCGAGGTCGGCCCGGAGCCGAAGCTGGAAGACTTCGACTACGACGGCACCGCGTACCGCGATGCCCTGCTGGCCTGGAATGGCCGCAAGACGCAGGCCGAGGAACAGGCCAAGAAGGTTCGCGAGGAGCAGGAAGCCGCTGCCGCCGCGTGGAACCAGAAGCTGACGGCCTACAAGACGGCCAGCGCCGCCCTGAAGGTCGACGACTTCGAAGGCGCCGAGCACGTCGTGCAATCCACCCTGAGCCAGCTGCAGCAGAACGTGATTCTGCACGGTGTCGACAAGCCCGAGCTGATCGTGTACGCGCTGGGCAGCAACCCCGCCAAGGCCAAGGAACTGGCCGCGATCAAGGATCCTGTCAAATTCGCAATCGCACTCGGCAGACTGGAGACGCAATTGAAGGTCACTCCTCGCAAGCAGCCCCCGGCACCGGAACGCCAGGTGCGCAACACCACCGGTGGCAATACCGCTGTCGACAACACGCTGGCGCGCCTCGAAGCCGAGGCAGACCGCACAGGCGACCGATCGAAGGTCGCAGCCTACAAACGCGAGCGCAGCAGGATAGCAGCCGCGGTGTAAGCCGCCGTAAGGCCCCCACGTCAGCCGGGGCCACCAAGGATTCGCCCACCCACGGGCAGTTGATGTGCAAGGCCCCCGTCCGGCCGGAAACGGATGAGCGAAGCAGCTGCGGCACTGGCCGCGATTCTCTCAACCATTCTGGAGCCTTGCTCATGAAGAAACTCACCGTAATTGCTGCGGCCTACGCCGCCGCTCTCGCCCCGAAAGTCGACCGTGCCGCGCTCTACCTGCGCGTCACCGCTCGCTGGGCGCGCATCAACCTCGGCATCGCCATGCACAACTTCCTGGGCAGCCAGGGTTTGGTCATGGGTGCGACCGCATTCAACAAGCAAGAAACCGTTCTGTTCGACGACATGCTGGCCGGCTTCGACGATCTGCTGACCTTCGGCCGCAACGTCTCCAAAGTCAATATGGATCCGGTCGTTCTCGAGCGTTCGCAGGGAACCGCCTTCTGGCGCCCGGTTCCGTACGTCAGCGTGTCCGTGGACGGCCCTGCAGGCACTGACATCTCCAGTTCGTTTTCCGATGTCACGCAGCTGGCCGTGCCGATCGGCCTGGGCTACGACAAGTCCGTGCCGTGGACGATGACCAGCAACGACCTGAACGACCCACAGCAGCGCGAGCGCAAGATCAAGAGCGCGATGCAGCGCCTGGCCACCGACATCAACGTCGCCTGCGCCAACGTCGCCGCCCTGCAGGGCACGCTGGTCGTCAAACGCACTGTCGCGGCTTCCGGCTTCGACGATCTGGCTGCGGCCGACTCCCTGATGATCGAGCAGGGCCTGGTGGGCGACGGCGCGCGCCGCATCGCCGCGTTGCACGCCCGCGATTACAACTCGATGGCGAGCGCGCTGGCCAAGCCGGCAACCTCGGCAAATCCGAAGGTGAACACTGCCTACGAACGCGCCTTCGTCGGCAACGTCTCGGGCTTCGATACGTTCAAGTCGGACTACACCTACCGCCTGACCGCGGCAGCCGGCACGACCGTGACCGTCAACGGCGCCAACCAGTACTACACGCCGAAAGCTACCTCGACGGCCACCACGGGCGAACAGCAGAACGTCGACAATCGCTACCAGAACCTGACCGTGGCCGTCACCTCGGGCACGATCAAGATCGGCGACCGTTTCACCATCGCGGGCGTCAATGCGGTGCACCACATCTCGAAGCAGGACACCGGCCAGCTGAAAACCTTCACCGTCACCGGCATCGTGTCGGGCGCGGGCGGCTCGGGCGTCATCACCATCTCGCCGCCGATCATCTCGGCCACCGGCGCTACGCAGGCCGAAAAGGAATACCAGAACGTGACCGCAGCCCCGGCCAACGGCGCCGCCATCACCTGGCTGAACACCGTCGCGGGTAACGTGGCCCCATTCTGGGATGAACGCGCGATCGAGCTCCTGCCGGGCCGCAACGGCGTCGACGAAGACCTGACCGGCGCGGGCGCGGGCTACATGCGCGCCACGACCGAACTGGGCATCGACGTGATCATGTACAAGTTCTTCGACATCAACACGAAGAAGTACAAGTACCGCTGCGACACCCGCTTCGGTGTCGGCATGACCAACCCCGAGATGTGCGGCATCGTTCTGTTCTCGCAAACCTGATTCTCCAGCGTCTCCTCCGTCCGGTAACCCCGGGCTTTTACCGGCCCGCCCAGTGCGGGCCGTTTTTCTGAAAGGTCTACCCATGAACGACTTCCCCCGAATGCTGTACTGCGCCGGCGGCGCTGAAGAGATCCACGGCGGCCGCTTCGCCACTCTGGTCGTGCACGACGTCGATGAGCTCGACGCCGCGCTGGCCAGCGGCTGGTTCATGACCACGCCCGAAGCGAAGGCTGCAGCTGAAAAGCCGGTATCGAGCGCGCCCACCACGGCGGCCACCACCATCCCCGACGACAATGCCCAGCCGACCCGCGACGAGCTGAAGCGCAAGGCCGACGAGCTGGGCCTGACCTACGCCGGCAACATCTCGAACGCGAACCTGGCCGCCCTGGTCGAAGCCGCCCTGGCCGAGCGGGCAAAGGGCTGATGCGATGGGCTGGACGAAACAGCAGCTCATCGACCAGGCGTTCAGCGAGCTCGCACGCGCCGGCTATGTCTTCGACCTGGGCGCGGATGTACGCGAGGACGCCCTGCGCCAGCTCGACACGATGATGGCGACGTGGAGCGACGTCGGCATCTCCATCGGCTACCTGCTGCCGGACAGCCCGGACGATTCCAACATCGATGACGATGCGGGTATTCCGCAGACGGCTGTCAGGCCGGTGTACATGAACCTCGCCGTGACGTTAGCGGCCGGCCGTGGCAAGGCCCTGACACCGCAGACCCTGGCGGCCGCCCAGAGCGGCTACAACACCCTGCTCGGCGCCGCCGTCACCCCAACCGCGGGCCAGTCGTCCGGCCTGCCACTCATCGGCGCCGGCAACAAGCCGTGGCGCTGCTACTGATCATCGCAAGGAACCATCATGACCATCAATGCACGTGTCCAGCCCGGATATGGCAGCGGCCAGACCGTAACTCCGGCAGCGGCGGCCGCTACAGTATCCCTGTCCGGTTGCAGCCGACAATTGATCCTGACAAACCTCGGCGCGAACCCGTGCTATGTCCGAGTCGGCCAGGGCGTACCGAACGCATCGACGTCGGATTATCCGATCCCGGCCGGCAGGCAGGTCGTCATCAGCAAGGCTCCGGCCGACAACCAGCTGTCGCACATCTCGGCCGCCGGCACAACCCTCCATGTGATGAACGGCGAGGGCTTCTAAGTCATGCAGATCCCGATCCTTTCGGGCGTGTACACGGACGAGGGGCCCGACTTCCGCGTCTCGTATCCGCGCAACATGATCCCCGTGCCGCGCGCGCAGGGCATCAGCGCGGGCTACCTGCGGCCGGCCGAGGGCATCACGCAAATCGGTACCGGGCCAGGCGCCGACCGCGGCGCCGAGGTCTGGAACGGCGTCCATTACCGTGTGATGGGCACGAAGCTCGTGAGCGTCGACGCGGCCGGCGCGGTGACCGTGCTGGGTGATGTCGGCGGCGGCGGCCAGGTCAGCACGGATTATTCGTTCGACCGGCTCGCGATCGCATCCGGCGGCGCGCTGTACTACTGGAACGGCAGCACGCTGCAGCAAGTCACCGACCCTGATCTGGGCACGGTGCTGGACGTCATGTGGATCGACGGCTACTTCATGACCACGGATGGCACGTCGAACGTCGCTACCGACCTCACCGACCCGACCTCGGTGAACCCGCTCCGATATGGCAGCAGTGAGGCCGACCCTGATCCGATCAAGCGAAACCTGAAGTCGCGCGCCGGCGAGTTCTATTCGGTGAACCGCTACACGATCGAGGTATTCCAGAACGGCGGTCAGACCTCGACGACATCACTCTTCCCGTTCCAACGCGTCGAGGGCGCGCAGATCAACCGCGGGGCGATCGGCACGCACTGCGCTGTGCTGTACGACGACAAGATCGCCTTCCTGGGTGGCGCGCGCCGTGAACCGCCGGCCGTGTGGGTGGGCCTGAATGCCGCCACGCAGAAGCTGTCCACCGGCGAGATCGATACGCTGCTACTCAACTACACGGAAGCCCAGCTCGCGGCCGCCGTCATGGAGGTGCGCGCGACGAAGAACCACGCGCTGCTCTACCTGCACCTTCCGGATCGCACGCTGGTCTACGATGGCGCGGCATCGGCCGTGCTTGAGGAGCCAGTCTGGTTCACGCTCGACTCCGGCCTGATGACGCCGGAGCAGTACCGCGCGCGCAACTTTGTGTGGTGCTACGACCGTTGGCTGTGCGGCGATCCAGCATCCGCCGCGTTGGGCCAGCTGGACGAAACCGTGTCGACGCACTACGGCCAGGTGATCGGCTGGGAGTTCGGCACGTCGATCGTCTACAACGGCGGCCTCGGTGCGATCTTTCACGAACTTGAACTGGTTGGCCTGCCCGGCCGCGTGCCTCTGGGCGCCAACCCGGTCATCTGGACATCGCACTCCGCCGATGGCGTGACCTGGAGCCAGGAGCGCGCCATCAAGGCCGGGCGTCAGGGCCAACGCACGAAGCGCCTGGTGTGGATGGGTCAAGGCGGCATGCAGAACTGGCGCATCCAGAAATTCAGGGGCACGAGCGACGCGCACCTGTCCGTGGCGCGCCTCGAGGCGCAACTGGAGCCACTCAATGCCTAAGCTGAACCTGCCCCGGGACGTGCTGGCGAAGATCGCGCAGGGTAACCAGCGCGCTGTGTTCGCACTCGAGCAGGTTCTGCGCAATGTCGGTGATACGTTCCCAACCTCACTCGACGAGGTGAATGCACTGGCCGGCTCCGCGCTGGCCGTGGCGCAATCGTCGGCGGCCGCGCTGGCCGTACT